GGGGGTGGGCTACAAAAACCAAATCGCGTTTTGCTCTGGGAATACAAATCCGGGTAAGCTACCTCAGTTACGTTCGTTGAATCCATAGCACCCAATCGACAGGTTGAAACTACTGTCCCCCACCTTGTGTCCAGGCCAGCTCTAGACGTAAAACTTATCTTTTGTGCAGCCGTTGGCTGGTAGAGGCTGCACGTTATGCTTCCGTGGCGCAATTGGTAGCGCAACTGATTTGTAATCAGTAGGTTGAGGGTTCGAGTCCCTCCGGAAGCTCCAAATTGGTAGGTTAAAAAAAAACATTTAAAAGGTAACTGTTGCCTGAACCAAAAACAGCAAAAAAACCTTTAAAGAGGCACCTACCCCTCATATTTATTTTGTAAGAATTCGCTACATACTCAGTTCAGCAGGCTCACGACCAAATGGTTTGGCTCATGACCGTACTGTAAGGCAAGTGAGAGCTGTATCGGCTGCAGACGAGGTTCTTCGGACGCTGGGTTTGCGGCACTGATGCGTCGGTGTCGCTATACGCACCCATGGTGGAATTGGAAGACACGCTAGATTTAGGTTCTAGTGCGAGAGCGTGAGAGTTCGAGTCTCTCTGGGTGTACCATTCTATTTTGTTTAATTCTTTTTGGGGTTGTAAAGGGGTGATAAATATGCCAAGACAACGACGAGCAAAACGTCGTAAGAATGACATCAAAAAAGCACGAAGAAAACGTAATATCGAATGCGCTCACAGAGACCCGGCATGGATGGAACAGTCACGATTTGACAATCTGCATCAGTATTCCAAAGATATGCCGGATCAACATTATGTGCACGAAAAAAGAAAAACAAATAATAAAAAATCTTACGGAAGCAAATTTAATCCACCACCAGCAGATAAACGACGAATTGAACAAATGAACGATATAACAAACGATTATTTTATTGAAAGGGGTGCCGAATGAGTCATTACGCGGTAGCTGTTATTCATACAGCCGAGCAAGATGTAGATGAGCTTCTTGCTCCATTTGATGAAGGATTAGAAGTTGAGCCATATGTATCACATACAAAACCAGAGATTATCGAAGATGCTAGAGAACGCAGAGACGATTATTTATACAATCTAAAGCGTGAGCCTGGTGAATATGTACCGATGATGCAGTGGTATGAGGAATTAATTGCCGCAAATACAGATGAGGAGTTATATAAGGCTGGTTGTAAATATCATGGTTATGATGAGTTCAATGAAAACGGTGATGCGTTAACAACATACAATCCAGATTCTAAGTGGGACTGGTATTCATATGGTGGCAGGTTTGGTGATTTTCTCAAGTTAAAGACGGAAGCGGTTGCATCACCAGAATCTGAATATGACTACTGGTCAGATAGTGCACAGATTAAAAATATTGACTTTTCAATGGATCAGGATGCTTATGAAGAGGCGTTGCGGTTTTGGGATGTCATCGTGGACCATAATCCGTTAGAGGATGGCGAAGAAGAGCCGTTTACTATATATTGCGAGGAATATTACCGCGATTATTACGGGAATAGAGAGACATATGCGAAATATTGTGCGTCATTTACGACTTATGCAGTACTAACATCTGATGGTGATTGGCATGAGCCTGGTCAGATGGGGTGGTTTGGTATGTCTAACGAGACACCAGAGTCATTCAAGGATTGGCATGAACATTATTTAGAACGATTTGTGGAGTCTGCAGACCCAGACATGTTCCTTACAATTGTTGATTGCCACATTTAAAAGAAAAGAAAGTAACGGGGTGGGTGTGATGATTAGAGAATTGCAGTGTAGAGATGGGAGAAAATCATTTTATAAGAAGGCATTTATTATTGAGAGAAATGATGGTATTTACTTAAAATCTTATGATACTTTGGTTTGTCGAATTACGCATGGCGTTTTTCAGCGATTATGGGACGGTTATAGTGCGACTACCATGCGGCACATTAACAGTTTTTTAATGGAATTTGGAATTGTCGGTGGTGGCAAAGCATGGTGGGAGCAACAGGAACTACATATTTAAGGGGTGAGTGAATTGAGCAGTACTTATGGAAAAGCAACGTTGTGTTGGGCATGTCAAAAAGCTGTAGCAGATGAGAAAAGTTCCTGCAGATGGTCGAGAGTGTTATGGGATATCGAAGGGTGGCATACAGAGAGAGGACATACAAAAGATAGTATACGAGTGGTTGAATGCCCTGAATTTTTAGCGGATCAAGAGGTTGCTGATGCAGCGAGAAGTAGTTTGGATAAGACAAATTTTGACGAACATATGTTACATAATAGATTCGCTAACTTATTAAGACGGCTTGATTATTCACCAATGCCGATAGAGAGTTATAGACAAATTTTGAGTATATATGCGTAAAGGTAAGAGAAATGAATGGATTGACTATTTCAAGTATAAATGGTGGGAGGAATGGCGGCCCAATTAGCTTCTTTTTAGGAGTTTTGGCGTTATTTACTAGTGCTGGTATGGGGCTTGCACGAGATCATAAGGATCATATTGAAAATGAAAAATATCGTGCAGGAAAATACAATATGGGGTTACAAATTAGTCAATATGATAATTATGTGCAACTGATGGATGAATATCATTATAAGCTTGTAAAAAGAAATATCAAAAATGAATATCCGAATATGCCAATAGGAAACGTTGAAAAAATTATGTGGATGGCTATGGGTAAAGATAAGATGGAAAAGGAAACATCTTGTCAATATTATGTTCCAGAACAATTTGAGTGTATTGGAGATATTAGTAGATTTGTAACAGAAGATTGTGTAGTAAGGAGATAGGTATGGCTCAGTTTATTGGAATTATGATCGTGTTCGGTATCGTGGTTATTTATAACAAGGTAAACGATGCTAAAGCAAAAAGATATTTAGAGGCTCAATATAACAAAGCAAGTATTACAGGTGATAGAGAAGCAGCGATTTGGTATTCAGAAAAGTTATCACATTATAAATGAGGTAAATTGATATGACGTTAGATGAAGCAATTGAACATGCGAAGCAAAAAGGTAAGGGAAATTCTAAGTGTGCGAAAGATCACAGACAATTAGCGAAATGGTTAATAGAATTTCGTAAGATTAAGAAATCACAAACATTGGAGATTGATAAATGTAGAAAAAAGTCCAGTCAAATATATCCGAGGTATATAGATGCCAATAGTATTCAATTACCAATACTTAGTAGTCAAACAGATGAAGAGAGTGTGAGGTTGGCTATTTGTTGCACACCTACGGCATATGTGCGCGACAACATACATACCCACTGGGTATTTAGTCGAAAAAGAAATGGATTCGACATAATGCAATGTGGCGCATGTAAAGAGGAATACGTAGCAATTACTGATATAGTGCGTAAAGCAAATTACTGTCCCAACTGTGGCGCACGATTGATTAATTTTGAGGAATAAAGGATGCGCGCAATGACGAATGAAGAAGCAATAGCAATATTCGAGGAATTCAAGGTAATAGATGATTGGACGATGGTGCATCTTCCACCTATGGAAGACGCAATTAACAAGGCAATCGATGCACTCCGCAGAGAAATCCCGAACGGTTCAGACCTTATCAGCAGACAGGGTGCGATATCGTTAGTTGATAGACCTATCGTACCAACTGGCGATGCTGTCTACGATAACGCAAGAGAAGATGAAAGGAAATCTATTAAGGATGAATTGCTGTCGCTCCCTTCCGCAGACAGACCGACAGGGGAGTGGTATATACGAGAGTATGAGTATTTTACTTGCTCCGAGTGCGGTGAAGATTATTGGAACAGTTGCGACTCTACAGCAGAAGCAGAAGAATTGTTGGAAACAGGAGAATATCCAAACTTCTGCCCTAACTGCGGAGCAGATATGAGGGGTGAACAGAATGATTCATGAGCTTAAAATACTTCCAGAATATTTTGATGCAGTATGTTCAAGAGAAAAAACATTTGAATTGCGAAAGAATGATAGGGGATTTAAGGTCGGAGATTATCTGCATTTAAAAGAATGGGATGGCGAAAAATATACAGGGCGAGAGGTGACGAGATATGTTAATTACATCCTGTATGACTGGACGGGCGGCTTACAGGATGGGTGGTGCATTATGAATTTAAAAATAAGTCACCTTAAAGCAACATTGGACCAAACAAGAGGTAAGGTAGTGAGTGATTTAATCAGCAGACAGGATGCACTCAAACCGTTTTGCATAGCACCGGATGGAACAAGAATACCGGAAGTCGATTGTGATAATTTCCCTGTGGAGTTCAGCGTAGAGTTTATAAAAAAGCATTTGCTGTCGCTCCCATCCGCAAAGCCACGTAATAAAGACGCAATATCAAGAGAGGGTCTGCTAAAGTCATGGGAAGAATTATCACCAAGAGGACGGACAGAATTTGACCAAGTGATTATGACGATTCCAGCACTCCCTTCCGCAGAGCCGAATCTGACGAAAGATGGAACTCTTAAAGTAAGTGTAAAAGATGCAACTGGCGTAGGCAGAGTGCTTTTGGTAGATGAGAATAACCGAGGTAATCTGTACTACCCAGAAGAAGAGCCGAAGACAGGGAAGTGGATAAAGGTGATAGACCAAGAAACGCCCAATGTGATCAAATTGCACTATGAGTGCGACCAATGCGGAGCAGGGCGAATTGAGAAAGGTCAGCAATACTGTTCTGGGTGCGGAGCGAGGATGAATGGGGGCGAGGAAGAATGAGCATACAAGTAAAAGAGTTCATTCATGTTCCGGGAGAGAATGACGCCGAGTACATCAGATTGCTAAATGAACAAATCGAAAGACAAAAGAAACTGCTTAATAAGGCTATGGCGAAGTTAAGAGAAACAGAGCCGAAGACAGGGCGATGGGCATGGGATGACAAAGGCTATTTCCATTGCGACCGATGCGGCAAGAAGCCGGACGACCAAACAAGGACAACGGACTATTGCCCCAATTGCGGGAGTTTCAACGGAGGGTGAGGAAGAATGAGCGTATTAGTCAAGGGAATGAAGATGCCGAAAGGCTGTTACGAATGCCCTTTGACGGATGGTGAGTATGGCGATTGCAAGGTAGGTGCCACTGGCGAATATGATACGTACAGAAAAGGCTGTCCGCTTGACGAGCTGAAAACGGGGAAGTGGGTACGTTCACATACTGGCACTATCGGAGAGGGTTTCTATTGTAGCAGATGCGGAAAGCTGGGTTATAAAACAGACTTCTGCCCAAACTGCGGAGCGAAGATGAACGTGGGTGAGGAAGAATGACATATTTGGAATTATATGAAAAGGCAACAAGGCTAATCGATAATGGAGAAATTACCATTGGCGAATATGAGGAAATGATCAAACCTATTAAACGTGAAATTTGCGAGTGGATTCCAGCAAGCGAGAGGTTACCGAGCGAGAGCGGAAGATACCTTGTCACACATCCTTTATTTACACGGAAAGATAAGTGGTTAAATATCATGTATTTCGGTAAGCCGTCTATGCCGAATATAAAAGTCAAAGGTAAATGTTGGTATATGTCAGACGATGAGTATGGCGATGTGGTATATGATGATATTCTCGCATGGATGCCACTGCCCAAACCGTGGAAGGATGGTGAGGAAGAATGACGGACATGGAACTAATAGAAAAAGCCGTGAGAGCTTACTGGAACAAAAAAGAATCCGATAGGCTGATGGCTGCGATTCTAAAGACAGGGGAATGGAAAAAGATAAGCCCGGCGAGAATATACGAATGCTCCGAATGTGGGCAAATGGTTAAGACGGGCAATATAGGAGCATATAAGTTTTGCCACGGATGTGGAGCGAGGATGATAGGCAAGGAAGAATGAGACTAATAGATGCGGATGCGTTAATTGATTCGCTTAATATCCAAAGCGTAACTTATAACTGCATCATAAATAAGTGTATTGAGGATGCTCCCACCATAGACGTAGATCAGAAGTGGATCCCAATCAGCGAGAAGCTGCCGGATAAAGAAGAATGTGTATTGGTAACAGATAGCGGCAGTATTGAATTTGGCAAACTGATTTGTGGACTATTCGGAGATCTATGGCTTATTTGGCTTGATAACTGTTGGGAAGAGGCAACGAAGGTGACTGCATGGATGCCGCTCCCGAAGCCGTACAGGGAGGATGGTGAAGAAGAATGACAAACACACAGATTGTTGTTAAGTGGTTGCAATCATTGAGGTCGGAGATTGGCAGGTGGAGAAATAAGCATTTGTGGGGTTACGAAGAGGCTCTCGACATGGCGATTGAAGCCCTGAGCCAAAGCGAGTGGATTCCAGTAAGCGATAAATTGCCGGAAAAGGATATGGTTGTACTTATTTGTTGGAGTGGCGGATATGTGACAACTGGTTGTAGAAGTAGCGAACCTGAACAATGGTTATGCGAACTAGATGAAGACAATGATTGGTGTGTACCTATTGCATGGATGCTACTACCCAAACCGTACAGAGAGGATGGTGAGTGATGATCATAACGGAGAAAACAGCGGTGACGTTTAGACTCCCGAAAGAAAAAGAACTGATGGAAAAGTTTATGGCAGATAACCCAGATTGGTATTACGAAGTCATTTCAAATCAAGTGACGTTCAAGAGAACACAAATGTTTGAGGTTGGTAGAGAGGACGGTGAATTGGCTACAGAGCAGATGGAACACGATGCCCTATATGAGCCAACGTACAATCCCGAAGATGGAAGTATGTGAGAGGATGGTAAAGCATGAGTACCGTAAAGAAAAAAGGTAATTATCTTGATTGTTATTCCTGCACATGGCACTCGCTATTATATGACAGAAAAGGACGTGTTACAGGACATTGGTGTGTCAAAAGAAATGGCAGAATAAGAAAACGATTCAGAGGGGATTGCCAGTTTATCAGAGAGAATGGTGAAGCATGATAGTAGCATTGTGGATTATCGCAGTATGCGAGATCATAAGAGCCGTGCAGAACATGATACAGATTATGACTATACGGCACGACACAGGAGCAAGAGATAACGCTTATGCGGAGTTTGTTAAGTCATTGCATCAGACAGATAAGGAGTTCGTCAGACGGATGCTCGATGAATTTGATCGAGAGGATGATGAAGCATGAAGGTAACCTACAACAGACACAAACACACCCACGAGATGTACGATTTGACACTTGTCTGCTCTCCATTGGAAGCACTTACCATCATGAATGCACTTCGGACGATGGCAGAAGTAGAGGACACGCACGACAAAGACAGACCGATAGCAGAGAGGTTGCTATCGGAGATGAGGAAAGCGAGATAGAGGAATGAGCAAAAACCAATGCGGATTAGATTATTGCCCATACGCAGATTTGGTAGGCGAGTTTGCGAGTTGCACCGCTTGTTCGTGGGCAAGTTATGAAGATGAAAAAGATGTTGAGGAAAGCGAGGTAGAAGAATGACCAGAGAGAACGGTGAGCAATTTGTGGGTGAATAAAAAGCAATACAAGAAGGCACAAAGGACGTTAATGATTCTCAAAATGGCGTTTCCGTTAATTGTATACGATGCAGAAAAACTGACGGATGGTAATTACCCAACATCAAAGGCAATAAATATACTTCGCAAAAGATGGAGAGGATGATGAAGCATGAACAAAGAACCATGTTCTATCTGTGAATTATACGTCAAAGGCGCAAAGTGCGAACAGGAATCAAGTTGCCCTGTTGGACTGATGAAAAAAGAGAACAGAAACCTTAAAAGTAGGAGTACAAGGTTGCAGAAAAAGTTGGATGGATTATCTTGGGGCATTCCAAGAGAACTAAAAAGAAATGATATGGGATGGTGAAGCATGAGATTATTTGACATGGATAGCAGAGAAGATTATCTGCTTGATGGGAAGTATAAAGTGGCTACACCGTATGCCCCGTGTGTCGATGTCGTAGAGGTGGTCAGATGCAAGGACTGTGCATATTGGGCGAGTGCCGAAGATTATGACTGCGAGATACACAGTGGGGCGTTTGGCGCAGATGACTTCTGCTCCTACGGAGAACGCAGAGGGGATGGTGAAGAATGATAAGGAAAATTGGGAGATGCGGTGTTGGTTATCCAAATGCCACACATGAGGAATTGTTTGAATTTGAAGATGGCACATCCGAAAAAGAAATGGAAAACGAATTATGGGAGTGGGCAGAACAGTTTTTAGAAGCGTGGTTTTTGGATGAAGAGGATAGTGAAGCATGACTGAATTAATAAGAAATGAAGGAAATATTGGAAAATGGATTCTACATAAAACACCGATCGGTGATGATGAATACATACAGTATAATCAATGCTCCTTATGTGGAGAGATATCGATGACTTACATGGATTCTTGTCCTTATTGTAAAGCAAAAATGCAGGAGTGTGACGAAGTATGATTCGGTGTACTACCGTGGGAGTAGAGCCCAGTCTCGAATGTTATGAAATATGTTTATTGTCGAGTCGATGTGAAGCTTTAAAGGAATGGGAAAGAGAGCAAGAGGTACCTGATGAAGAAGAAGTTTATGTCTTAACGCCATATGGAGTATTACTTGCTGTTATGGATGATTACAATATAAACATTGATCATCTTACACCAAAGATGGCAGAGCATTTATTTGAAGATTTCATGGAAGTATTGATGAAACAAGGTTATGTAAGCAGAGTGGATGGAATAGATGAAGGATGAAGTCAGTTTGATGATGCGCTGGACACCATGTGCTGAAAGATTGCCAATTATATCAAATAGATATTTAGTGACTAATACAGCAATTGGATCATGGATCGTGGATATTAACATATACGATATTGAACGCGGTGGATGGGTGAAGCCTGGCAAACCAATCGCCTGGATGCCTTTGCCGGAAGGATATGGGGAAAATGAGTCTGGATAAAGCGATTGAGCATAACAAAGAAAAGCGTAAACAGTATCGTGGGGCGAAAGCAGTGGATTCTTCGTGTCGTAATCACGGAGATTGTGATTGGTGTGCTGGAAATCGGCAATATAAAAATATAAAGAGATTAGAAGAGATGATAGATAAGGAAAATGAGTACGAAAGTTTATATGGCGGTGACGAATGATCGATATGAACTTCCAATAGCGGTTGCTGATCGAGTTACAGAACTAGCAGCGATGCTTGGGAAAACAAGGATGAGTGTGTCACAGGTCATGTTTCGCCAACGGAAAGGAGTGTTACCTAAAGGCGAAATTAAATACGTTGAGGTAATACTTAACGATGATCAAGGAGGTGATTACATATGACAACTTCTGATTATATGTTCTGGGGGATATGTGGTGCGTTGATCATTTATTTATGTATTATTTGGAGGAGGCCAAGATATTGATTTATTATCCGATGGAGCGGGCTGTAAATCAGGCGCTTTGGGAAAAATTTATGGGTGATCTTGGATGTAACTGGGATTACATATATGAAAATGACACGTTTTGTGTAAAAGCGTATGATTGGAGTGAATCGGAAGATGATAAGGAAGACGCTAATGAATGGCATTTCTGGCATAAGCCAAGTGGATTAAAGATTTGCTGGTATAAATATCCGTTGCGCGGCTGCACTTGCAACATCCCTGGGCTATCACATGAGTTTTTCCTAGAGGTGTTAAGAGATTGTTATAATTCGCGGCAACATGATGAAAATGGAGGTGTTTTTTATGGCTGTTTTAAATGGTGGGAGATAAATAGAAAGTAAAGTAAAGTAAAGAGGTGACTGTATGGGAAATAATTCACACAAAATAGTTGCAGCCGAAGTCAGGAAATTGGGATTGGAGGATTATTTAAAGAAGTATAAATCAAAGATGAGTAAGAAGCAATTGTATATAATTGCAAGAGATTATATACACGAAAATTATATGTTAAATGGTCATACACATGTGGTAGTAACAAATAAGATTTTAGAACAATATGAGGGTTCAGGGGGTGATCATCATGTTGAAAAGATGCCAGAGTTGCGGAAAACTGTTCGAAGCAAATCGTAAAGATCAAAAGTATTGTTGTTCAAATTGTAGAAAGTTTAAATCTAAATCATGGGGAAAACTTCACATTAGTATTGATGATTATACTACTACGAATATTTATATATGCGAAGATGCCTGTCATGATGCACCAAATTTAGAAGATATCGCTGATGTTATTAATATTCTTAAAGACTTTGGTGTAGAAGATGTCGTAAATATACCAACTTTTAACAGCCGTATTGAATTAACCCGTTGGAAGAATCGGGCAATAAATACCGTATTGATGTCCGGGTGAGAATATAATATTGACGCAAACAAATGTTCGTATTATAATTTCCACACGGAGTTAATGAGCCGGGATATTGGTATATTATGATAGAGATGAAATCGGTTTTAAGTGAATATAAGACGTTAACATATTATGATGAGATGCGGAATGATGGAGAACTTACGATGCGTCAGAATGTCACGTATTGCGATGTTGATGTGAATGAATTCAATGAAATTGTTTTATCTTCAAAATTACACGATAGTGTATGTATTTTGAATCCTAATCTTTCATATGAAATATTGCCACAGCCTTATGCTGGTAGGGATCATTTAGTTTTTAAGCGGAACGATAAACCAGTAATAACGTTAGTTGGTAAAAAATAAAAATACTTTTTAAAACGTCGCCGTTTTAACACCACCATATGCTACAATACATATAAGGGTAGTAAAAAGTAATGAAATGTGAAAGATGGGGTTAGAACAATGAATAAGCACATATTGAAAACTGGTGACGTTATATGGGCAAAGTTATATGGTAATGATCATATTCAAAAGGGGTGTAGGCCAGTAGTTGTTATCCAAAATAATACGGGGAATTATCACAGTCCAACAATCGAAGTTGCACCTATGACCAGCAGACTAACAAAATCTAAGCTGCCAACTCATGTAGTTGTACCTGCTGATGTTGCAGGCTTGAGCAAGAGAAGTGTAGTACAATGCGAAGGTATACGACCTATTTCCAAAGTGGATATTTGCGGATATATAGGTCATATGCCTGACGACTACATGGCTAAGATTTCTATCGCGTCAATTATTAGCATGCCGATTATCAAGTATCTTACTTTAGAACAGATAAGTATGGTACACAGAGATATATTGGCTTCTTAAAGATTGACTTTTTATACACCTACATATAAAATAAAAAGAAGTAATTTTTATATGAGGTGTATGTATGTATGACGAAAATCTCAAGCAACAATTTCTGGAGCAGCTTGATCAGTTAGGGAAGGTTCGCTATAATACAATTTTCTCTTATGTTGAGGATTTAGAGATTTCGTATGATACTGATATTTTTAATATGCCATATGAAACTATACTGACATATTTAATGAAGAGGGGTAGTTATTCAAATTATCAGTCATTATATGATCGTTATACAAGTATTAAACGATATAAGACATGGGCGTTATTACATGATTATATCAACAATGATTGTAAAGTCTATGTGGATGAAAAATGTGATTTAAAAGGTATATATCAACAATATTGTAAAATCCATATTTTTAGGTCACCATTGGAATTATATTCCTATCTGATGCCAAAATTGAATACGGAGCACATTGTTAATCAAGCGAGCGCTCAAAAAGTTTGCACCATTGACGATATGACGATGGCGTTATGTTGTTTGGTTTATCAGGGTTTCACGACAGAAGAAGTTTTAAATCTTAAAATTAGCGACGTTAAAATAACTAATTCAAATATTGCTATTATAACAGCAGACCAAGTTGTAGTAGTTTATGACGAGTTTACTGATTTGATTCGTAAAGTTACTCGGAATCGCATATGCGTGAGAATCTTGCGGAAACAGTACAGTGAGGTACAACTTGGGGAATATTTAGTGGATAATGGAATTAGTGATACATTAATAAAACGAAAGAATTCTTTTTTGCGCATCATGTCAGATCGGGATATAGATATTAAACTGTCTGATCTATATTATGTTGGAAAAATATATCACTTCTATCAACATCATAATCCAAATCAACAATATAAACGTTTAGAAATCATGGATTATTGTTTCCCGGATGGTCGAAAAACGCACAGAAAACGCGAACAATTTTATAGAATATTAGAATTATGGAATAAAAAATAATGGTTTATAAAATTCCTAAAAGGTTAATTTATATAGTAAAGCGTAGTGAAAAGTTATAAAAGGTGGTGATGTAATGGGAAAGCAAAATGTAAAGCAAAAACAATCAAGACGGCCATATCGTCGATCAACGGCATCGATTGGAGATATTTTGCTTGCCAAAGCTGATGGAGGCAACGAAGATGCTCGTAAAGCGGCAGCGAAATTGATACATAGGCGTCAAAAGAAAACAAAAAAGTAAAAACGTATTTTTTGAGAATTTGCGGTAAATTCGCGATTTATTTAGGGTTGTAAAATGGATTATTTCGATACGGAAAAGATTAAAGAAGTAATTATTACATTTGAGAATTTTCAAAAAATGCATGTCGACAAAGATTTTGTAAATATACTCGGCGTTGAGCGAAGTAGATTACCAGCTCATCCGTCGTCTGATTATGAAATATGTCAAACATGTGTGACGCTGGATAAGGAGGTGTATCGTAGTCCAGATATTTTAAATCGATTACGTCAATACCATGACATTGCATGGTTTGAGGTAATATTTCAAAGCGGCGAATCTTGCATATGGGGAGTTCCATGGGAAGATGATCCGCAAAAAGAAGATGAGAATATTTTACAGCACAATAATGAGTGTGTAGACGGAATATCCATTTACATAGAAGATTATAGAATTTTTAATTAGGAGATTTAAACGGAATGGCTTATATTGCAAGATTTAATTTTGTCGGAGAACCAATTATTTCAAAGAAGAGCGATGATTCGTTCGTAAGGCGTTGGAAGGGCGGCGCCAAGAAAAATACGCCAATGACATCAATTCGGTTCGGCATCAGAGAGAGCCGTAACAATTCTATGTGGGTTGAAGGATTTGGCATGCAGTACGACACCATCATGTCATATAACAAAGATGGCGACCAGATTGAGGTGCCGTGGGACGATCGGTTTGATGAGGATATCATTGCCGATATTCCTGGCTATAGACTGTTCACAGCAGAATTTGATGAAGGTGAAAAGCATTTTTTATCAAAGTATGATTTTATCGAATATCTAGAAGAAAAACTACCAGATTATCACGGTAAAATTTTCTGTAGTGGTAGATATAGCAGGTCCTTCTGGAAGGGAGAGATTTTCGACAAGTTCGAAGTCGAAACAGTTCGTGCGTCTACTGCGGAGCGCAATTCGTTACATTTGAAGCTTGATTTGTATTACAACAAGGATTGTATCGACAAGTCTGAGTTCAAGGATAAGAAACGTATCATTGTCGATGGATACATTAAGCAGTATATCAGTAAAGATGAGGGCGAGAAGTTCGTTCCGCAGAGAGTAATTCTCGATGTAAGTAAGTTCGATGACAGCGAGCAGCATCAGAAATATGCAAAGATGCTCCTGATGGATATTGATATTAAAGATAAGGACATTATTCATTTGCCGTGGGATTGCAAGGTAATTCGCGGTGTGGAAACACAAGATTTTGACCCAGACATGCTCACAGAACGTCAGAAGCAGCAGATCGAATGCGGGATGGCAACGCCAGAAGATTTTGCAAGTGCAATTGGCGAGAATATTTATGAATTCCGGTTCTTTAAGCAGATGCTTAACGGCGAATTCTCGGATGGACCCGTCGATGCTGGTTACACCATGGATGAATTACAGGACGAGGTGTATTCTCCAGTAGAAGCGCCAGCTAAGATGAATGAGGTTATCGATGACTCAGATGACGACGATGAATTATCAGACACCACACTTGAAGATTTGCTTGGGTAGAAAGGGGGATAAATGGGATTTAAGATTAATAAAGTTAAGGCAGATCTCTGCAGCTATCCGCCATATATATTCCTTGCAGAACGAAAATTTGGCAAGACCACTTTCTGGCGCGACCTGGTTAGAGAAGCATGGGGTGATGATACCAAAGGACTTTTGATTTCATTCGGTAATGAAGAAGGCTATCATGCATTAGATGGTATCCAAGTTGAAGTCGCACAGAAATGGGATGCTCCATACGATGAAGATACTGATCTTCGTGGTTTTGTACAGATTGTAGACGACATCGTAGAAAATAATGACGAGTATGGTATTAAAGGCGTATGTTTTGATACATTAGATACGATGGTTGATGTCTGTACAGAAGAAGTGCTAAAGCAGCATAAGCGTGAGAAGGGCACTGTTTGCAAGTCCCTTAACGATGCTTTCGGCGGCTTTGCGCGTGGGGTTGATAGGCTGATTGCTCTTATGAGAGAGCAGGAAAATAGACTGAGAATGGCTGGAATTGCCGTATTCTATCTATGTCATACCAAAAATAAAGAAAAGACAGACCTGAAAACCGGAGAAAAATACGAACAGATTACGAATAATCTGCAGGGTAATATCTACACAAAAATTGCAGATGCAGCTCAAATGGTTATGGTTGGTATGATGGATCGTGAGATTGTAAACGGCAAAATTGTAGACGAGGATCGTGTGGTCTATCTTCGCGGCACATCTGAGGTTGATGCTGGTAGTAGATTTAGTGACCTTCCGGAAAAAATCCACCTTTCTCCGCGCGAATTCCTCGATGCTTTTGAACAGGGCGTAAAAGGTTCAATGAGCAGCTCTGCCGATCTTGGCAAGATGCGTAAAGAAGAAGAAAAGGCTGCAAAGAAAAAGGCTGCTATAGCAAAGAAGAAGGAGGAAGAGGCAAAAGCTGAGGCGGCCAGCGAAGACAAACGCGAAGAATACATAGACACTATTGCAAAGATGCTGCCTGGTGCGGATAAAGAACAAAAAGATGCTCTAAAAAAAATGATCATCGCAGCAGGGTGTTCGAACATTAAAGATCCAGAAATGCCAATCGGTACACTTGAAGAAATTATCAATTTATTAATGTGAGGTAAATGTCAGCAAGGAAAACAGCAAGAGATTCATCGATTCCAAAGCAGCTATTAAAAAACAGGGGCGCTATTGAATGCAATTTCGTGTTTTCCTTATGGAAAGATTCTTCACTATATGAGGATTATGAGCCATTAATTGATCCAGACACAGATTTAATCTCCGAAGACGGCAAGTTTTACTACAATGTCTTACATGGCGCATACGACCTCGGCTTTGATGTCATGGATAACATGGTCATTACCAGTTATCTGATGGACCGCGCGTCAGTTAAGGCAGAATTCGATAAGCGTGGGGGTTACCGTACTGTCGCGGAAATCCTAGATACAATTCAAACTGATAATATCGATGGATATTATGACGAGTTGGTTAAATCCAACATGCTCATAAACCTCCACCGCTACGGATTCAATGTACTTGACAATTTGGAGCATTATCAATCTCTGAATTCTGAGCAAATATATGATGAGATTGAGTTTTTCTTGGCAGACACATGTGTCGCGAACGTTGAAAAATTACAGGCAGAAAATTTATCGGAAGGTTACGAACCGTATATCCAGCAATGGGACACTGGCTTTATGCGAGGTATTCGCGTTGGATATGATATATTGGACGACCGCCTAATGGGTGTTCATAAAAAGAACCTACTTCTTCATATGGCGCATATAGGAAACGGCAAAACAACATCAGCGATTCAATTCTACATATTACCAGCAATTGAAGAGGGTGAGAATGTGTGCATTATTGCAAATGAGCAAGATGTATCAGAATTTCGACAAATGATTTTGTCTACGATAGTATGTGGGAAGTTCAATTATCGCGGCATTGATAGGGCGAAATTCTTACAAGGCGGATTCAATGAAGAACAGCGAGCTATGATGAATAGAGCGCAAAACTGGCTTCTTAGTCAACCGGGCAAGATAAGCATGGTTGAGACTCGTGACTATTCGATTAAGAATGTGCAGAAGATAGTTAAAAAATACAGTAAAAAGAACTATTCTTTAATCATTTTTGACACCTTAAAACCTACTGTTGAATCAACTGATAAAGCATGGGCTGAATTTAGTGAAGTTGCGAAACAATTATTCCTGCTTGCAAAGAAATGTGATGTAGCGATTGTAGCCACAGCACAGTTATCATCGGATAGTATGAGTCGTCGTTATCTCGACTTATCGTGTGTTGGCAAATCACGAGCCATCGCTGAGACGGCAACTCAAGTTGTCATGTTTAGGTCTGTAAGCCCAAAAGAGATTGATGAAGGTAAAATTAAAGCGTTCGTATATGAGGAAACACCACCCGATACATATGAAAAGCGGATGCGTGAAATACCGCTCAGTTCGGATAAAGAATACATTGTGCTTTTCACACCTAAAAATAGATTTGGGAGTATTGGGCCGCCGCTAATTTACGAACGTAACATGGATTATAACTACTTCCATGAGATCGGCTACACGAACGTGGAATATGACGGATATTCAAAGAGAGGGTGATGGAATTTGTACAGTGTTATCCGGGTCAATGATCAGTTGCGGGATAATGCGGATGACATCACGCGAGTACTTGAAGGGCTAGAAATGGCCAATATAACGCATAATCCACGTCGACACGAAATAAGATGCTCGCGAGAACCTGGGCGAAATCCAACATCGGTCTGCATAGATACAGAAACATTGTTTTACAAGTGTTTCTCTACAGGCCGCAAAGGATCGATCATCTCTCTCGTAATGGATCGTAAGAATCTGAATTTTAGATATGCTCTTGAGTGGATTGGAGATTTGCTCGGATTAGACGGCGGAAGTTATCAAGATTGCGCTATACAACTTCCATTTGGCGGTTTTTATAAGAATATTATTAAAGATCAAGAGTCTCCAGAAGCAAATCTAACTATATTACCAGAAGATACTTTGACGCAATTTGGCGGAATCAGAACGAATATGATGTTTTATAAAGACGGCATTGACTTCGCGTCTCAAGTTAAGTTTGGCCTTGGATATGATTTGGAATCTGGTAGATTAATGATCCCGCAGCGCGACATATATGGGAATTTAATAGGTATTATGGGGCGAATGAATAGTTCAGTATGTGATTATAGTGAACGATGGCTTCCAATTATTCCATGCCCACGAAGTTTGACGCTGTTTGGATATTCAAATAATATTCGCGATATAGAACAGGGTGGTGGATGCGTACTTGTGGAGAGCGAAAAATCAGTGATGCAGATGGATTCCATGGGGTTCAATTTTGGTCTTGCTACCTGTACAAATATGGTGTCTGATGTGCAAGCCAAGATACTCAAGAGCAATGGAGCGAGCTTAAATCATATAGTGATAGCATTTGATGAAGGGCTTGATGAATCAATACTTCGCGAAGCGGCAAAAAAGCTGCAAATGCGAAATCATATATACAATTTTAACGTCGGATATATATACGACAAAGAACATGAACTGCTACCGAGAGGGAGTAAGTGCTCCCCGACAGATCTCGGTAAGCAAACATTTATGAAGTTATTACAAAACCATGTTGTATGGATGAAAGAGGGTGATTAAAGATAGGGATTAGAGAGAAAAATCCTACCTTAGAAAAACTATTCAAGGAAGGTAAGCATGTCTACTCATTCTCAAAGTTATCAACAATTGAGAATTGTCCATACGAAGCATATCTAACATACGTCAAACATCAGCGTGGTGAGGATAATATTTATGGTGTTTTAGGCGGTATTACGCATGATGCCCTTGAAGCAATTGCAAATGGTGAAAAGGATGTTGATTGCTTACCGGAAATTATTCAAGGCGGGTTAGATCAAACTGAACTTTTGGGAATGAATTTCCCTAAAGACCGTAAAGGAAATGATACGATTCGCGACAATTGGGTCGCGGATATGGAGCATTTTGCGCATAATTTTCAAATGCCGGATGGGGATTTTGACACAGAAGAGTTCTTCTTGTACCAGATTGATGACGATCATTATTTACAGGGTTACATAGATTTGATCCAACATATCGATGATAACGTTATTAATATTTATGACTGGAAGACATCAAGTATGTATAGCGGTGAAGAGCTCAAAGAGCATGCGCGGCAGCTGTTGATTTATGCGATGGCGAAAGAACAGGAAGGCATTCATGTAAATGAAATAGCCTGGTATTTTCTCAAATATGTCACTGTGACATTCATGGGAAAAACTAGGATGAATTCTAAGAAGAAAACACTGCAAACAAAACATATAAATCGCCGGAAATTAGTTCAGGAACTTGTGCCGTATATTCATGCGGATATGGAGGAACAAGATTATACAGATGTCGAAATTGAGTTGGCCATTTTTGAGGCTTTACACAACAATTCGTTGGATGATCTTCCGCCTGACATCAGAGAGAATTATTTAGTTGAACCATGCAAGGTTACATATGATCTCACAGATGAAACACGTGAAGATTGCAAGCGTTGGATTGACCAGATGATCGTTCGATTTGAGGGTCGTAATCCAGAAGATGTTGATCAGTGGGAGCCACGTTCATTTACCAAGTTAACTAAAAACGGTCGTGAAGTTGATGACTATTTTTTCTGTTCGGCTTTATGTGGACATAGCAAACACTGTAAACATCTTGCTGATTTTCTAGAACAGAAAAGGTTGATGAGTGAAGATTTGGAGTCATTTCTGTGAGTAAAGCAAAAAATGTAATGAATTTGATTGGACAGCGGTTTGGTCGACTAACAGTAATAGAACGGCTCGATGATCATAAATCGCCAAATGGTAGAACAACAACAATGTGGTTGTGTGAGTGTGATTGTGGTAATCATGTTAAAGTATCAAGAAATAGTTTAAGGTCTGGTCATGTTAAATCATGCGGATGTTATCAAAAGGATCGTGTTAGAGAAAAAAAGTTTGTAGAAAATGAATATACAATACGAGGCAATTATGTAATTGGATTAACTACAAATACACATCGAGAATTCTATTTTGATTTAGACGATTTTGATAAAGTAAAGTGTTTTCATTGGTACGAAAATGATCAAGGATATATTCTAGCTGTTATTAATCGGCAACACATTAGAATGCATAGATTTATTCTTAATATACATCAATCTCAAACACCTATTGTTGATCATATCAATGGGAACAGGGCAGACAATAGAAAGAATAATCTAAGGACTGCCGATAAATCAACGAATGGTATTAATAGAAGATGTAATAGGAATAACAGCTTAGGTGTCAAGGGTGTCACAAAAGGTAAAAATAATCGTTATTATGCTTCGATTATGAAAAACGGACAAACTATATCGTTAGGTGGGCATAATACATTACAAGAAGCAACGGAAGCACGTGAACGAGCTGAAAGAGAGTTATTCGGAGAATATGCCTATGTTAAATAATTATGTCGTTTATCATTGTCATTCCGATGTATCTTCTGCTGTTACAAACATAGATAGCATAACTAATTTTCAACAATATATTGCGCTAGCAGCTTCATTAGGAATGAAAGCGTTTGGGCTATCTGAACATGGATCAGTAATGAATTGGTATCATAAAAAGCTAGCAATAGAAAAGGCTGGTATGAAATATATTCATGCTGCAGAGTTTTATGTTACAGAAACAAGAAATGAAAAGATTCGAGACAATTATCACTGCGTATTAATTGCTAAAAATTATGAAGGTTTTAGGGAGATAAACTTATTATCAAGTAGATCCTTTGATAGAGAGGATGGCCATTTCTATTATGTGCCGCGTATATCTTTTGAAGAATTAATAAATACTTCAAATAACATTATTGTTACAACGGCATGTATTGGTGGAATTTTAGCCAAAACTGAAAATGATGAGTTGCGTGCACGATTTATAGATTTTCTGCAAGAGAATAGGGATAGATGTTTTCTCGAAGTTCAACATCATATGGATGATCAACAAATCCAATATAATGATTATTTAGTGAAATTGAGCGAAACATCCGGAATTCCATTAATTGCAGGAACTGATACGCACGCGTTAAATGCGGAGCATGCAGAAGCAAGATTAGTGCTGCAGAAAAGTAAAAATGTTCATTTTGGCAATGAAGACGCATGGGATTTAACGTTTAAGTCATACGATGAATTGATTGATGCATATAAAAGACAGGGTGTATTAACCGAAGAACAATACATGAAAGCCATTCAAAATACAAATGTCATGGCGGACATGGTGGAAGAGTATGACATCGACGTAAAACCTAAATACCCGAAGTTATATCAGAATTCTAAAGAGATATTTATGCAGAAGATCGTTGATGGGGTTAAATGGCGCGGCATTGATAAGTTGCCAGCAGATGAACGTAAAATTTATCTCGATAGAATCAACGAAGAAGTCGCAACTTATGAGCACAACGGAGCTATAGACTTCATGCTTTTAGAGGAAGACTATAAGCGTGAACTTCGCAATCAGGGCGTATTTCCTGGATATTCTAGGGGGTCGGTTAGCGGTAGCATAGTTGCTTACTTACTTGGAATTACTGAAATAGATAGCATTAAGCATAAACTTAATTTTCAACGTTTTATGAATGTTGAGCGAATCAGTTTAGCTGACGTCGACTCGGACTGGAATTCTGATGATAGAAAAGCAGTAAAAGATTATCTTTACAACAAGAATGGCCTGTATTGCTGCGATATCATTACTTTCAATACTATTGCATTAAAAGGTGCTATACGCGACATAGCAAGAGCACAAGATATTCCGCTTGACGAGGTATCATCAATATGTTGGAGAGCAGAAGATGAAAAAGAAGCGCCATTAGTTCGAGAAGAATACCCGGAATTATTTAAATACGTAGATATGGTTCAGGGCGTTATTGTATCGGTTGGCAACCATCCGGCTGGCGTTGTAGTATCACCTTTTCCTCTTGAACCGGCAATGGGTACATTCACAAGTAAAACAAACGAATATCCTATATCCCAAATTAATATGAAGGAAGTTGATGCTCAAAACTATGTTAAACTCGACATCTTGTCATTGGATAACATGGGACTGATCAACCAAACCTGTGAAATGGCCGGCATTGAACGGTTGACACCGAATAATACGCCACTAGATGATGAAGCGGTTTGGAAAAGTATACGTGACGATACAACGCTGATCTTTCAATGGGAATCTGATTCCGCTGCAGCCTATTTAAAACAGCTTTTATCTGACGAGACTATCGAACGAATTAAAGCAATTAACCCAGACTTCTCATACATGGATCTACTATCTATGGGAAATGGAGCCATTAGACCAGCCGGAGCATCTTATAGGAATGAACTGGCGAAAGGCATTTTCAGAGATTGCGGGCATGCAGCGCTTAATGAAATGATGGCGCCGACGCTTGGATATCTTGTTTATCAAGAACAGATTATTCAATTCTTACATGAATTTTGTGGGTATAGCATGGGTGAAGCTGATGTCGTCCGTAGGCATTTTGCGAAGAAAACTGGCACGGAAGATGATATACCGCGTATCGAGGCTGGCTTTATCAAAACAATGCGGGAAAAGTATGGGGTTGGTAAAGAAGAAGCGGAGTCATTAATCGGCAATTTCTTGCAAGTTATTAAAGACGCTAGCGATTATCTGTTTTCACTTAATCATTCAGATCCATATAGTTGTATCGGCTATATATGTGGATATCTGCGATACTACTATCCATACGAATTTTTAACAACAGCACTAAATATCTTTGAAGACAAACAAGATAAAACCATTAAGATTATTCAATATGCGAAAAAGAATGGTATAAGGATTGAAGGGATAAAGTTTAGATATTCTCAGCCAGAGTATGTGTATAACAAAGAGACAGAAACTATCTATAAAGGTATGAAGTCGATTAAGTACATGAATAGGAAAATTGGCAGAGAGTTAAATAAGCTTGGCAAGAATGATTTTGAAGACTTTTATGAATTATTACAGGCCATTAGCGAGGAAACCTCAATCGATTCCCGTCAGCTCGATATTTTAATCAAATTGGATTATTTTTCTGAGTTTGGAAATCCTAAAAAACTGCTATATCAGGTCAAATTATTTAACAAATGGTGCGATAGGAAGCAGGTAAATAAGGATGATCTGAGCGAAAGGGAGAAAAAAGCTATATCAAACGTGCCTTTTACGGAAACTGAAAAGCTGTACAAGATTGAAAATCCAATAGGTATTATACGGTGTTTAGACAATAGCGACAGCAAAGAGACGTCTTTACAAGATAAAATCCGTTGGCAATTAGAATTCTTAGGATACATCGATATAATCATCCCAACTTGTGACCCAAAGGTTGCATATGTGGCAGACGTAAATAGCAAATATTACAATAGAGTAGTTGAACTTTATAGGTTGCAGTCAGGCGCCACAGAAAGAGTTAAGGTGAAAGGAAAGACTTTTGAGCAGAATCCGTTCCAAAAGGGTGATGTAATACAAACATTATCAGCCTCAGAGGAGAGGCGTTGGCGTAAAACGCCGGACGGTTTTGAGCAAATCGACGAATTCGAAACAATCTTAAAACGTTGGCGTAAGGTTGAATCATAGAGGTGGTGAGAGAATGATCGAAATTGTTTTTAAGAATGGTGACATGGCGCATTATCGTCCAACAGAATACACAGATTATAAATATGATGGCAAGTATTTTATCGTAATTTACGAAAAACAATGGATAGGGCTATACAACTTGGATTCTATTGAGTACGTAGAGATAGAACGTGCCGACTAATTTATCAACTAGGCAAAATAAAATCGCTTAAATCGCGTTCTACGCGAGGTTTAGAAAGGGGTGATTATGGATTTTAAGGAACTATTACTATACTGATGCAGAAAAGAAAGAGTTGTTAAAATCTATAGGTATATTAATTGATACTAGAGATAAAAAGATTGATCATCTCACAAACTGGTTCGATAAAAAGGGCATTCCATATAAACGGAAGAAGCTTGACAACTGTGATTACTCATTCTATATACCAGCACAACCGGAACTCAATATTGAACGAGAGCTGCGGTTTGACAGAGGAATCGCTGTTGAACGTAAGGCATCGTTGGATGAATTAGCTGGAAATCTTACTCAGCATCGAACACGTTTTGAGGAAGAGATGGCGACATTTAACGGGAAGAAATATTTATTAATAGAAAATGCTACATATGATGATATAGTCAAGGGCAACTATCGTTCAGACTATAATTCAAAATCCTATCTAGCCACCCTTCATGCATTTAATCATCGCTATAATCTGGAAATTGTTTTTATGCCAGATTCCAATCAATCAGCACTTTGGATCTACAGTACATTCATGTATTGGTTTCGTGAAAAGTTAAAATAAAGATTGGCTAGTAATGCCAACAAGCACACCGCAGAAGAGTTGGTGTCGCTTCAGTCATTACCGCTAGATATCAAAATTAGAAAAACTGAAAACAGAATCCGTGAATGGTACGAATACTTTGATGGAGATGTATATGTATCTTTTAGCGGTGGAAAAGATAGCACAGTTTTGCTTGATATTGCACGAAGATTATATCCGGATATAGAGGCAGTTTACTGTGATACTGGTCTAGAATATCCGGAAATAAAAGAATTTATTAAGACTTTCCCAAACACAACTATTATCCATCCCAAATATAGTTTTAAAGAAATTATTAACAAATATGGGTATCCTTTAGTATCTAAAGAGGTTGGCAACGTTATTGATGGAGCAAGAGCGTTTATGACGAAACACATTACTGGTAGTAAGCATGTAGATAACGCCGTAGAACAGTTCGAGCAATTCATCATGAATAATATTCCAGAATATTTAGATCGAGGCGGATGGAGCGCTCAACGGCTTTATCCACCAAAACTTGTAGACAGCATGATCAATATGAAAGTTGCAAAAGTTGCTGGTGTTCTCACAAAGGATAATCGTGTCGCCAGAAACATACCAAAAGGAAACAAATCAGGGTTTTCGCAGGCTAAATGGAGATTCCTGTTAGACGCAGATTTTAAAATAAGCGATAAATGTTGTTATCATATGAAAAAAGCACCAATGTCTAAATATGAGAAGCAATCTGGGAAAAAGCCAATTATCGCAACTATGACTGAGGACAGCTTACTCAGACGATCGGTATGGTTAAAAGTTGGATGCAACGCTTTTGACGGGAAGAGGAAGATGAGCAAGCCAATGTCCTTTTGGACAGAACAAGATGTACTCCGATACATTGATGAGCATGATATAAACTACTGTTCTGTATATGGCGATCTCATCAAAAATAACGGCGAATATAGTTTTAGCGGATGTAAAAGAACGGGGTGTGTATTTTGTGGTTTTGGGTGTCACTTAGAACCACCACCAAATAGATTTAAGTTACTTAAAGAATCTCATCCACAATTGTACAACTATTGTATAGGCGGTGGCGAATATGATGAGGACGGGTGGTGGCACCCTAGCAAAAATGGTCTTGGGATGTCACATATCCTAGACTTCATAAATGTTGAATATTAAAGGAGAATATACATATCTATAACACATCTTAATCAAGGCAATTGCCTTGAACTCATGAATGAAATTAAAGATAAAAGTATTGACTTAATATTATGTGATCTACCATATGGAACAACATCCTGTAAGTGGGATATTGTCATACCATTCGATGAATTATGGGCGCACTATAATCGTATCATTAAACCGCATGCACCGATTGTTTTATTTGGCAATGAACCGTTTACTAGTTGTTTAATCAGCAGCAATTTAAAAGGATTCAAATATCGATGGGACTGGAATAAAAAGATTCCGTCTGGAATGGGATACGCTAAATATCGTCCAATGCAACAGACTGAAGACATTGCTGTATTTACAAGTAAGGGAGAGCGAGCAAATTATTATCCACAGATGATTAAACGTGAAAAACCAATCAAAAGTGGCGGTAATAGCATACAGGCGAGAGTGTATAGTGGTTTTAAGTGTATGGAAAATGGACAAGAATACAAGAAAACATATGAGTACAAATATCCAGTTACTTTAATTGAATTTGATAAGATTCGCCGTGGCGGGGTACATCCGACACAAAAGCCAGTGTCACTACTTGAATATCTTATTCAAACATACACCAAGGAAGGTGATCTAGTGCTTGATAACTGTATGGGCAGTGGTTCAACAGGGGTCGCATGTGTTAATACTAATCGA